CGGCGGCGTACCGCCGGCGGGCGGGGGTGCGGGGGGCGTGCCACCGCCACCACCAGCGCCCCCATCGTCGGGGCCCATGAGTCGTTGGGTACGGAATCGGAAGTTCATTCGGAGTCGCTCCTTGAGTGCGCGATGCGGTCGATCTGATCGGAGGTGAGGTTGCACATGGCCGTGATGCGGTTGAAGACGTCGCGGCGGCCTTCCGCGAACGCCATTGCCAGCGGGTCGGTGTGTTGATCGACCTGCGAGACCTTGAGGGTGGGCTTCTTGGCGTAGCAGTAGTGCGCCAGGTCAGCCAGCACGATGTCGGCTGCGGGCTTGAGCGTGCCGCCGGTGGGTTTGCGCCAGAACGCCCACCAGGGCGCGGTGTCAACCATCGAAGGCCGCTCATCGCCGATCAGGAAGAGCGCGCGATACCCGAAGGCCCGGCGGTGTACGCGAGCGCGCAGGCGCTCGGCTTGTTCATTCCAGGCCATCGGCCACCTTTCAAATCTGCGGCCGCCCACCGGCCGCCTGCATCTGGGTGAGATTCTTCGCGGCGGCGCTGATCTGCGGGGCCGCCTGGACGGCGGCAGCAGCGTTCGCCTGCTGCGTGCGCTGGTCCTTGAGTGCCACGATCGTTCCCATGTCGTTGAGCAGCTTGGCCGGCACGCCGTTGATCTCGCACAGCTCGCGCGCGACGAGCGCCAGGCTCTGGAACACATCCAGCACGGACGGGTCTTCCTGCGCCAGTGGCAGGATCTGCTCGAGCGAGCGCGTGATGGCGATGGCCTCCGACGCACGCATGGCCTGGCGCATCGGCGACGTGTAGACGATCTTGTAGGCGCCGTTCTTGGAGACCAGCTCCTGCGGCATCGGGTCGAGCTGGCCGGCATGGCCGAGGATGTCAAGCTCGCGCTCGGTCATCGGTCCCAGGCCCTCGGACTCGATGCGTCCGCCGATCGGTGCCATCAGCGTGGCGCGCTCCTGCATCAGCTCGAGCGCCTGGGTGGCAGTCATCTGCGGGTTCTCGACCAGCGCCTTGAAGACGTCCAGGAAGAACGCGGACGACACGATGTCGCGCTCCTTGTCCATCATCTCGAGGCTCAGGCTGACGTTGCCGCCGGTCTGCAACGGCTTGACAAGCTCCTGGCCGTTCTCGTTGAGTCCGCCGAAGACCATCGCGCCAGGCGCATTGCTGAAGGCGCCGAGGATGCCGTCCTCGGTCGTCAGCATGGTCGGGTCGGCCACCTTCTGCGCCGCGGCCAGCGTCGTGCGCTTCATGGTGTTGAGCGTACGGATATTGGACATGGCCAGCCATGCCGGCGAGCGGCCGTACACCTCACCCGAGGACGTCATGTAGCGCATGATCGCGAACGGCCAGCAGCGGAATCCACCCTCCTCGAGCAGCGCCTTCTCGCCCGGGATGTAGTAGACCGACGCCCACGGCATGCTCGTTCCGCCAACGCCCTGCGTGTCGTAGTCCTGGCGCGGGCACACGGTCTGCGCGATGTCGATCTTCTCGTCCGGATGCGTCTCCAGCCGGCGCGCCAGGCGCTCGGGCAGCTTGCCGGGAAAGCGCTGTTCGACCTGGCGCAGCGTCCAGGGCCAGCAACGGTGCAGCGTGTCGATCTTGCCGGCGGCATTCTCTTCGAGGTAGGTCTGCGCCAGCGGCACCGACTTGTAGAGGATGCCGGGCCGGCGAATGCTCGGGTCTTCGAGCATATCGTCGATGAACAGGATGCCGGTGCCGAAGACCAGGAAGGACATCCCTGCCTCGGACATCTGCGCCTCGAACGACGATTGCGGCGAGTAGCGCGCGCGAAACAACGTCTCCGTCTGAGCGTCGAGGTAGACCGAGACGGCCTGGTTGACCTGGCTACGGTTGACATCGGGCTTCGGCGCATCCTCGGCCAGCTTCTGGTAGCGCTGGTTGGATGGCCAGAAGAACGATGTGATCGCCGCGAGTGCGCGCTGGGCAGCCAAGGCGGCCGTCGAGTCGAGCATCTTCTCGGTGCGGACCGCACCGTCCGTGCGCTTCTGGGTGAAGTCCGACATCGTCGGCCACACGCGATCGGCGATGTCCTGCCAGATCGTGTTCCAGTTGGCTCGGTTGTTCCTGGCCTGCTCGAAGCGCCGCAGCAGCGCGGGGAAGTCCACTCAGCCTCCCAGCAGCGTCTTGGACGCGGTCTGCGGCACGCCGGCACCACCGGGCCCGGTCAGGATCGCAGCCGCCCTGCCCTTGCGCATGCGCAGCTGGTCGGCAGTCTGCTGCTGGGTGGCAGAGGTGTCCTCGAGCACCGGTGGCGCGGGCGCCGGCGCGGAGGTCTGTTTCGGCTGAAGGAAGGACATGCGCGGGCACCGGCAGTTGAGGCCCGCAATGTCTCGCCGCGAGGGGGAAACGGATTTCCTAGTCGAGCACGTTGTACCGCGTGGGTGCCATCTGCCGGCGCGGCACCTGGCCTTCCTGACGTTTCAAGTCGCGCGCACCACCCTGGCCCAGCACCAGGTACTGACCCGACTCGGCGACGTGGCTGTGCATGTCCTTGTCGGGCATGTCGTGGTAGCGGTCCATGCCGGAGACCAGCACACGCTTGAAGTGGTAGCCGCCGGCCAGCGCCTTGACCAGGCGCTTGCACTGCGGGTGCACGATCAGGCCGGGCTCACCATCGATGAGACGCGTCATCGGCGCAGCGAACGCCTCGCGGCGGATGGTGAAGCTGTTCGTGTGCGCCGGGTGAGCGATGACGCCCTCGCCCTTCATGACCATGAACGTGTCGAGCTCGTCGTCGCCGCGCGCCGTTCCTGCCGGGTCGCCTGTGACCTTGCCCAGCAGCAGCGACGGATAGCGGGCGTTGAACTCCTGCTTCCAGATCCGGGCGAAGCGCTTGACGCCCATGTCCTCGCTGACCAGCTCGGAGTGGATGCGGATCTGGCCGTTGGGCATCTTCTGGCCGAACAGCGCCGCCGGCGTCAGGCCGAAATCCATGCCGCTGTCGATCGGCAGCTTCTTGGCGATCTGGAACTCGCGCACGTGCAGGTTGGTGCGGAACTCCGGGTAGACCGGCTTGCCGTCCAGGACGTAGCCATAGTCGCCCTTGACGTACACGCGGATCCATTCCTCGGTCTTGCCGATGATCAGGTTCGAGTAGTAGCCAGCAGGGAGGTTTTCCAGGTTCTCGGCGTCCGGGCCGTCGCCGGCGGGCTGAGCGAAGAACTCGAACTGCGGCTCCTCGAGCTCCTCGGCCAGCGGGTACCACCAGTGGTCGGTGTCGGGCGGGTTCGTGTCCATGATGACGCCGAACCACGAGGCGCCGCCATCGCGCTTGGACGGGAAACGGCCGACACGGCCGGTCATAGCGTCCAGGATTGCCTTGGGCTGCTCGCGGGCCTCGTTCATCCAGCCGCCGGTGATCTCCAGCGACAGCAGCTTCTTGACGTGGTCGGGACGGTCGAGCGCCAGGAACCACATGGTCAGCTCCACCGTCGTTCCGTCTTCGAGTGGCCAGCGGCATATCTGCTCGATGGGCGCGCCGTGGACCACCTTGCCGAAGATGTGCTCCGGGAACCAGTCGAGCCAGGTCTGCAGCGTGGTGGTGGTCAGCTCGCCGTACGTGTTGCGGCTGGCGACCCAGCGCGATCGACGCACACCTTCGGGCCCGGGCGCCTGCTCGCAGGCTCGCGTCCAGATCTCCCAGCAGCAGCCCACCGACTTGCCGGAGCCGATGGGCCCGCGGATGCCGCGTACGAATGCGTTCGAGGCATGGAAGCGTTCGAGAGTCGGGCTCGGGGTGTATTCGACGGCGCGGCTCATGATCCCCGCTTCGGCATGTTCGCCTTGTAGGCCACGGTGCCCAGCACCTTGGCGTTCATCTCGATGCGGTCGACGTAGAAGCCGGCGACCTTGCCGCGGGCCATCTCGCACTTCGAGGCGGCCGAGTACTGGGCCGCCTTGATGGCCATGTCGCGGATCTTGGCCAGCTCATCCATGTGCTGGTCGACGGTGAAGTCGGCGCGGGCGGCAAGCTTGCGGCGGTGCTCGGTGATTGCGGCCGCGATCTCAGGTTTTCGCAGGTTCTCGTTGGCGATCGACGCCGCCGTGCGCTCGCTATACCCCGCCCGGATCGCCGCCTGGGTCGCGTTCAGGTCGATCAGGTACTCGCGGACGAAGGCTTCCTGCTTGGGGGTCATGCCGGCCTGTCTGGAACGAATGTGGTCTTGAGCGGCGCACCGCACGAGCGGCATGCAACGCCGCGGAGCTCTAGCGCACCAGCGCGCTTATCGCAGCTGGCTACGCGCACCTTCG